AATGTGGTGAAAACCATCCCGCAACGCTAGATTTCCATCATGTAATACCCAATCCAGCCAACAAGAAGATTACTGAGCTTATCCGTGCAGGGCGATTTAACTTTGCAATGGAAGAGATTATGGCTAAGTGTATTGTGTTATGCAGTAATTGTCATCGCAAACACCACTATGCAGAGGACAAAATGAAGAGGGCGCAGATTCGGTAGTTGTTACATGTAACGCAGAAAGCCGAAAAACTCGTTACTTACTACATCCTCTGGTGTCGGCTTAACCGCCCAAAAGAATTACTTGTTCATTACGTACATAGTAACTTCAAAGCCAAAACGCATTTCAGTAGCAGCTGGTTTAGTCCACATAATGTTTCTCCTGGTTTACAAAATGTACGGGATGTACACTATGAGTATAGTTATACACCTAAAAATAAACTATTCCATACGTAAAACCATTAAAAAAGGGGCCGAAGCCCCTTAGTATTACCTAGCGTTTATTAAGCGCCAGCTGAACCGTACATACCTAGTGGGTCTGACCAACCGAAGCTGTAACGTTCACGTGCTTTATAACGCACGTTACCTGTGTCAAAATCACCGTCCATTGATGTTGCTAATGGGCTACGTACAAAGTGTTTCATGCCGTTAGGTACATCTGTAGTCAAGAACCAAGCATTTGTGTCGGTCAAGAAGTGGTTAATTGCGTAACCTTCTGGGATTGAACCGTTGTTTTTCAATGCGTTGATGTCGTTGTCTGTAGTACCAACACGTAATTCAGTTTCCAACAAGCGAGTAGCAACGAATTGCAATGCTGGTGGAACAATCAATTTACGTGGTTTAGCAGCAATCAACAAGCCACGTTCGTCAGTCCAAGCTGCGATTTGAATCACTGCATTTTCCAATGAAGTTTCGTTCAAGTCAGCTGCAACTGTTGGAATGTTGCTGTTTGTACCACCAGTAATAAGCGGATGAGACGCTGAGAACAATGGAACACCATCACCACCGTTATATGCACCGCCGGTAGTAAAGCCGTTGTTCAATACGTTAGCTGCTTTTACTTGTTTTGTGTATGCCATACCGCGAGCCAATGCTTTAGTATAACGAGCAGACAATGTGTCATACAAGTTATCTTCTACAGCTTCTTCAGTTAAGCTGAAGCCAAGAGCAATAGTTTCGTGTGTGTAGCGAGCTGTCCAAGCTTCTTGAGCATTGTCGTAAGCGATGGCATTGCCTTCGTTTTTAACAGGTGCTGCTGAGAAGCCAGACAATTTTGTTTCTTCTTCGAAAGAACGTTCTGAGGTCTCTGTATCATAAATCTCTTGATGTTCTTCGCCATAACGTTTGTACTCCAAACCAAACAAAGCATTTAAGCCTGGTAATAGTTCTTTGAGTAACTGTGCGCGTGAAATAGCCATTATTTATTCTCCTTATACGCCAGTAGCACTGTAATAACTGTGCTGACCGAAGTTAAATTTAACGATACAATCAGTATATGTATCACCAATTGTAGAGAATGGACCGTCTACGAAATCAACTAAACGGAAACCGATAGTAGAAGTTGTAGCGCCGCCTGCGGCATTCAATGCAATTTTTGAGTTACCTGTAGTTGTAGAACCAGCAGTTTGCACAACTGGAAAGTTAGTACCCAAATCTGATTGTACTACTGCCGCTGATGCTTGCACTTGGAACAATGTATCAGGGTCATCACATACGTATGCCATAGCATCAGATGCTACAGTGCCTGTAGGCCAGTATTGGTTATTTAACTTGTATTTTAAGTTAGGGTCTGTGTATGTACAGCCTAAGAACACACCCACAACACCTGCTGGGAATTGGTCTGCTGCTGAACCTACGTTAGTTACTTTAACGATAACACCACTTGAACTAAGTGCAACGATATCACCGAAAAAGATGTTTGTGGAATACCCACTAGCAATTTTGATTTGACGTGTAGAACCAGCAAAAAGCTGACCGCCGATTAAATTGATAGGACGTAGACCATATGGGGCTGCTGTAGTAGCCATATAAATCTCCTTAATTAATTATTTATTTACCTTTACCGAACGATGTAGTGGTACGCTTTTCCTTAAATAGGGGCATACGTGCATCGTTCTCTTTCATAAAGCTGTTGTCAATTGCTTCAGTCTGTGACTGAGTTTGCTTGTTATAGTAAGCAGAGCGTTGTTCAACAAACTCTTCTGGGGTCTTACATAGTAACAGACCACCAACTTCTATTGAATCTGGGAAGCGGCTATTTGCGTCTGTATATAAGTGTAGTTCAGGATGCTCCGACAATTTGACGGGTTCCCAACCTTCACGCATTTTTGATGAAACATTAGTGGCATCTGCTTGACCTGCCATAGAAGTACGAACCCATCGATAAGCCCAACCCGGTTGTTTCTTAATTTCAGGCAATAGTGACGCGGGTGCCCATTGTGCTTGACGTTGAAATGTTTCGCGTGTTTCGTTTTCTCTGTTTTGTCTAGTATCAGTCATTATCTGTTCTCCAATTTAATAGTCTCACGTGCATATTGCTCCGGGGTCAAACCTAGTTTTTTAGCCAATGCTAAAGCTGTTTTTGACAAATGTACTTTTTTAGGCGCGGTACTACGCGAAGCCGGGGCTACAACGGTTGACTGTTTAGTGCGTTGGGCGGGTGTTTCATCGTCCAGCGAATCATCCCCAAAGTATTCTGGGAAGCGTTTGCGCATCGTTTTATCGATGGTTGTGTAATACTCGTCTGATGTAGGAGATGTGCCTGCGCGTACTAGCTTTTCATGCAACCCCAAAGCTAAACTAGTCATTTCCTCATCTTGTCCAAACCAACTGTTTTTGTCCTGCCATGACAGAGCTTTTCGGTCGGGTTTTGGAACTTGGGGTCGTTCAGGTTGTATATATACAGGATTTTCTTGCTCTTGTAAAGTATTATCGTATTTAGGGCGATAATTATGCAACTGTGTTAACCTGTATTGCGCATCATTCATACGTTGCTGCGCTTCAATAATCTTATCTGTATCACCTGTATCATATGCTTCACGATAATCACGTTTTGCAATTGACAAGTCCTGGTCTGCTGCGCGTTGTGCAATCTGTACATACGACTGTTCGCCTGTAGTAAGCGTAGATTTTAGTCGTTGGTTCTCAGTTTGAATTGCTCTAGCATAATTAATTGCCTCTTCACGTTCGCGAGCTGCTGCTTCTTTTTCACGACGTTCATCATGCCAAACCTTTTTAAGCTGAGCCATACGCTCTTTAACTCTATCTGAATAATCAGTAAGTTCATCTTGCTCAAGCTCATCCACCATCTCTTTTGGGAGAGGCTTACGGTTTCGGTCTTGTTCAGGGGTGTCATCAACAACGTCAATATCAATATCAACTTCATTACCTGGTTCGTCGTTGTGTACCCTAACCTTAACTTCTTTTTCATCAGGAAACTCAAAATCATCATCAAACTCTGTATTTGTAGCCATCTATTACTCCTTATGCGCGTGTGTAACCACGTGGGTCTTGAACAACACCTTCAACCGTGTCATCCATTATGATACGGAATTCTCTTCCGTGGATTTTAAATCTAGTACCTGCATACGCACGGGTAAGGACAAAGTCACCTTCTTTACACCATGGGCCTGTAGGGAACTTAGCTTCTTCTTTATAGCAAAGGTCGCCCATTTTTAGGACAAACAGTACTACTGTGCCATTTTCTTCGATGCGTTTTGTTTCATCTGCTTTAGCTAACTTAAGCCCATTTGAAAGCTCATGTTCCTCTGCGGCATTTGGTACGGCGCATAAAATACGATAGCCTTTTGGGTCTGGTAACTGCATAGCTTTTTCAGCATCGCCAAACTCTTTTGCATCTGCTACCATTTCCGATAAATCCACTGCTTGACCTAAATCAAGTTTACTCATCCAAATTCTCCATTCGTTTTGCAAGGTCTGCGATTAAAGACTGTGCGGTAAGTAGACCTCGAACCATACCCACAGCTTGTTGATAGGCTCCAAAATCTTTAGCGGAACCGTCTCCAAGACTTTCAATGATTGCATTGCGCCGTTCTTCGATTTGTGACATCAAATGTTCTAGCGTTGACTCCATTATTTTGTTTCTCCTTCTGGTTTAGTTTTTTGTTGCATTAGTTGGTTAATTGCGAGGTTATGTTGCTTTGCTGCTGTTTCTTTTTGGTGTGCTAATTCATCTTTCTTTAGTGCTGCTTGCATACCCATCTGAGTACCTTTAGCCATTTGGTCAGCTTCCATCTTCTTAGCTGCAAGTTGTTGGTCTGCGGTTAACTTTTTGTTATCGTATGCGTATTTAGCACCTAATTTAGTGCCTTCAAGCATTTGTTGGTTTTGTAAGCGTTTTTCTTCTAAAGCTTGATTAACTTCATGTTTCTTACCATCTGACTCAAGTTTAGCTTGCATATTAAGTTGTGCGATACGTTCTGCTGATGCAATGCGCTCACGTTCTATTGCCAAGCGTTCTTTATCATTAGCATCTTCAGCTTGCATCTTCATGCCTTTGGCTTGTAACTCTTGTTGTTTGAGCTCAAGTTCTTTTTGTTGCATTTGAACAATTGGGTCTTGCTGTTGTTGCTGAGCTTGTTGTTGCTGTGCTTCGCCTTGATGTTTCTGTAACAACTGTTCTGCTGCTTTAGCCGTTAACTGTGAAATCTGAACTTCTAAGTCTTTCGGTATTACTTCTTCTTCGCCTGGCAACGGTACACCTAGTTGTTCTTCAATCTGTTTACGGTATTCAAACGCTAAGTGCTCGTTGATATGTGCCATAGCCGCCGCTTGTATCGCTTGAGCTTGTGGGTTTTGACCTAATATCTTCATCACGTTCGGGTCTTGCATCGCTGATTGATGGACTTTAATATGTGCCTCATGGTCTTGGTACAAGAACGCTTTTACTGGTTTACCGTTAATTAACGCCATGTTTTCTGAGATAGGGTCTTTTGGTTTTTCTTCTTCCACTGATGGAATTAGTTTGCCAATGTTCTTGATACCTAGTACTTCTAGCATCTGTTTATTTAGCTCAGGTAAATCGTAGATTTGTGGGTTAGCTTGTGCCATTTGAATTACTGCTTGATACTGCACAACTTTCTGAGACATCGTAGCTGCGTTAGGGTCTGATACAGGAATAACCTCCACCATATCGTAGTCTGATTGTTTAGCTTTTCTGTCACCTACTTCAGGGTCGTAGCTATATTCTTCAGGTGTGTAGTCACGGATAATACCTGCTAGTAACTTAAACTCTTGACGCATGGCGTAGTGGATACGCGCTTGAACTGCTGACATTACCTTGAGTGTACGTTCTAAAATCGCAAGCGTTGTGCCAACAGGAGAGTTAGCTGACATATCTGATACTTGCATATCTGCAGCGTTTGCGAATGATTTACCTTCTTCAATAATCTGACCCATTAATGACATCAATACTTGACTTGGCTCTTTATATGGAAGCGGCATGATGTTGTCACGGATACTGCCACTAGGTACATCTACGTCACGGAACTCAGCTGGAGCAATTGGCGTATCATCCCCTTTGATACGTAAGCCTCTAGCCTTGAAACCGCCAGGTAAGTTGGAAAGCGTTCCTGCATCTACTAATTGACGAAGTAGCATTGTACCTGATTTAGCAGCAGCTCCAATTAAGTGGATTAAACCAAAGCAATAAAAA